TTAGGCAAGTGGGTGTACCTTACAGCTAATGAAATGGTAAGTTTGATGCAGGAAAAAGTTATACCATCTATAAAGTATAAAGTGATAAAATATATTTAATTTAGCTAATAATTTATAATACAGTTTATTTGTGTTATAATTATTATACGGTGCAGTAGCACTTATAATTAATTTATGGAGGTAGAGCACTATGGCTACTACTATGAAAACTGCCAATGCGGCAGCACAGGAACTCGTGACAGAAGACATGAGCTTTTTAGACGGAATGGAAGGTCAGGGATTTGAAGACATGGGAGCAGGTGCAACAAGCATCGCTTATCTTGGTCTTGTACAACCTGACTCTGGTGTTGAAGATGAAGACAATCCAGCAGGTACTTGGAGAAATTCAGCAACAGGTCGTAACTATGGAAACACTGTAAAAGTTATTCCATTAGCATTCAGAACTATCTGGTCTGAACGTGAAGCAGAACCACCTTTCCGTACAGTTGGAAGATACCCAGTTAATGGTATCGAAGTTGAAATTAGACAGCCACCTAAAGGTAAACGTGGCTATCCAAAAATGATTAACCCTGACTCAGGTAACGAAGTTCAGGAACTTTTTGTTTATGCAGTAGCACTTCCAGATTATCCAGAAGATGGTATTCTTTATTTCAATCCTACAGTTGGTAGTATGAAGTCAGCAAAAGCATGGAACAGCCAGTTAAAAGGACAGTTATTACCTAATGGTGTACAGGCACCAATCTTCGGATTCCAGTGGGTTCTTACAGCAGAAGTAGTACCAAACCCACAGCAGCCTACTAAGAACATTGCAAAATTCACAAAGGTTACAAGAGATAGTTTAGTAACTAGAGAATTGTTCGAAGACCACGTACAGCCACAGCTTGCAGCTGTTAAACAGGATGTATTATCAATTACTTCTGGAACTCTTGAAGAGCCAGAAGATGATAATAACGCATAGAAAGTTATTATTAAACACTAACAGCAGATTGGTAATACAGTCTGCTGTTTTTGTTAGGAGATTAATATGATTCCAAATATACAGCAAAGAGCTATTAGTACAATTAAACCTGTACAAAAAGAAGAAGGCAAGAAATTTGATACAGGTAAAATCAGATTTGATTTAATTGAACCTGAGTTCGAGGAAGGTATTGCTCGTACCCTTATGGTAGGTGCAGAAAAGTACGGACCAAACAACTGGCAGAAAGTAGAAGACCCAGTGAACAGATATTATGCTGCGCTTAGACGTCATATCAATGCTTGGCGTAAAGGTGAAAAAGATGACCCAGAAGATGGTGTATCTCATCTTGCACATGCAGCTTGTAATATTATGTTCTTAATGTATTTTGAAAGAGAGGTGAAATAATGGCAGACTTAAACAATTTTAATTTTACAGGACGTCTTACACAGGATGCTACTATTCGCACACTTGCTACTGGAAAGAAAGTGCTTACTGCTAATGTTGCAGTTAACACAGGATATGGTGAGTATAAAAAGACTCTTTATATCAAGGTACAGCAGTGGGGTGACAGAGGTGAAAAGATAGTTGATATGCTAAAGAAAGGACAGATGATTACTTCCCATGGTGAATTGTCTCGTTCTGAATGGGAAAGCAACTCAAAGACTTATGTAGATTTTGTAGTTGATGTACCTAATATCCAGTTAATATCTACAGGTAATAAATCTAATACTGTTGAGGCAACTATTGTAGATGACCCAGATAATATGCCTGCATTCTAATTGAGCAGTCTTACCGGTTCTTTTAATAGGAACCGGTATTTTTATGCGAGGATTTATGAGAATAGTTGCAGTTGACGTTGAAACATATGACCCTAACCTTCATACTCATGGTGATGGGTCGTGCAGAGAATCCGGTACACCTGATGATGACCACTCATGTATCTTGTGTGTTGGTACTTATGACGGTGAAAGAGCTAAAGCTTACATACCATTTACAGAGGAATGGAAAGAGCTTGAAGAGATGCTTGCTGATGAGGACATTGATAAAGTATTCCATAACGGTATATACGATTTGTCTTGGTTAGTATGCGGATATGATTGTGTGGTTAAAGGTAACTGTCATGATACAATGACACGTATGACTTATATCGACGAGTATGCTGACCTTGACCTTGACTCATGTTGTAAATACTTTAAGCTTAAAGGTAAGAATAAAGCAGATACTATTGAAGCATGGTATGACCAGCATAAAGAACAGGTACAATATACAGGTGATGTTCTTGGTTATAAGATTAAAAAGAATGATACGTTATGGAAGCATTCCTTATTCTTATGGAAAAACTGGCGTGAGTTTAGAGACAAGATGATTGAGTATAATTTACAGGATTGTCGTGCTACATTAGCTTTATACTATGCACAAGAACCTAAGCTAAGCAGAGTATATGCTGCTTATATGGTAGACGTAAGGCTTACACCATTAGTCATTCAAATGAAGAAACGTGGTGTATTAATTGATAGACAGAAAATGGCAGAGCTAACAGATACTATTCAAAATGATATGGATAGCAGAGTTAAAGAACTGATGGACAAATATGGTATTACTCTTGAAATGATTGGCTCATCAAAGCAGCTTGGTAAACGATTAAATGAAATGGGTATACATTCACCAGTACTTACTCCAACAGGAGCAGAGTCATGGGGAGAAGCTGCTACATCAAGACTGATGCATTATCCTATGATGCCGCTTATTGTAGAAGTAAAAGGCTATAAGAAATTACTTGATACGTATATGCATGGTGGTATGGCTACTGCTATTTTATCTTCTGGTCGTATTCACTGTACATTCTCACCAAATAAACGTGAAGATGGTGGTACAGTAACAGGAAGATTTGCCTGTGCAAAACCTAACTTACAACAGATACCTGCTCGTGATAAAGCAGTTGGTCATTCGTATGGTCAAGCAATGCGAAGTCTATTCTTACCTGAAGAAGGCTGTATGATGTCTGCTCTTGACTACTCACAAATTGAGTACCTGCTCCTTGGTCACTTTGCTCAAGGTCAACAAGCTGCATGGTTCAGAGAGCAAGCTAACGCAGGTGTTGACTTTCATACTGTAGCAATGCAAGCAACAGGTATTCCATCTAGACAAGTCGTAAAGACCTTTAACTATGGTGTAATTTATGGCATGGGCTGGGAAAAAGCAATGCTTAAAAATTATGTACTGTTCGAGAAACAGGCAGCAGAACACGGTATGACTATAGAAGATTATACTAAAAAAGTATATAATGATTATCATGCTAAGCTTCCAGTTATCAGAGACACTATGAAGGCAGTACAAAACGTTACTAAACTTCAAGGGTATGTAATGACTATTGGTGGAAGGTATCAGCACAAACCTAAACCTCAGTATGATGTTGCTACAGGTAAGATAAATGATTTTCTGTATAAGATGCTAAATAAACTTATTCAAGGTTCAGCAGCAGATATTCTTAAGTTCGCTTTACTTAAAGCATGGGACAGCGGAGTATTTGACGTACTAAAAATGCACTTAACAGTTCATGATGAAAATGTAGTATCAGTACCGTATAATAAAATAGGTGCAGAGGCTAATGCAGAATTAAAACATATAATGGATATGTCGTTCCATGACCAGTTGAAAGTACCGATGAAAGCAGCATGTGAGCTTGGACCTAACTGGGGTTACTGGGACCATGATATATGGGACGATATGCAAAATGGTATTTTTAACCGTCAGGCAGATTGCTGGTGGGGAAAATAATATATGGAGGTTACAATGAAAAAAATCTCATGTGAATGCTACCAGTTCTATGAAAAAGACCAGAACGGTAGACCACTTATCAGAGGTAGAAAACCGGTCTATAAGACTAAGAAAGCGGCTTGTGCAGATGTCTCGTTACCTTTTGACCTGACTATACCGGCGCATACAGGTGTAAAAGGAGACCTATGGATTGGTTTTGAGATACCTGACGGGTATAAAGTGGTAATGTACCCTAGGTCAAGTTTATTAATTAATCATGGCCTTATGAGCCCTGTATCAATTATTGATGCTGATTATTCAGGTCAACGGGTACATGTTCCTTTATACAATCTAACAGATAAAGATGTTACATTGAAAGCAGGCACAAGAGTGTCACAAGTTGAATGTGTACCGTGCTATGACTGTCAGGACTGGGAGCATGAAAATGCTGAAAGAGGGGAAGGTGGATTTGGTTCCACAGGAGCATAATATGATAGTTAAAGTATTATTATTCATTTGGCAGTTGCCACAGAACTTGTTAGGTTTAATAGTTAAACTTGTAACACGTGCAGTTAAAGCAGACAGACCGTTTGAGCATGTTTCATACTTATCTAAGAAACGGTTTGGTGTAGCGCTTGGTGATTACATGTTATTTGGTGTAGATATTCCTAATGAAGATGACTATAACCATGAGTATGGTCATCACATACAGAGTACTTACCTTGGTCCGTTATACCTGCTTATTATAGGACTGCCAAGTATATCATTCAATATCTATGATAGCTGTTGTCATAAGGACTGGAGATTTGAAGATAGATATGCATGGTATTATAATCTGCCATGGGAAAAATGGGCTGATAAACTTGGAGGTGTAAAAAGATGAAAATAGTTCCAATTACAATTGAACCTATGCGGTCTATAGAAACAGAAGACAGCATGCTCTCTTTTGTAGGGCAGGTAGCAGGTGAATGTTATAATAGCTCAATGGATATTGATAAATGTATTCAGCGGGCTTTGAATTGTATCAAGCGTGGGCATCATAGCCCATGGGAGCATGTCAATATTACACTCAAATGTACCGTTGACCGTGGTGTGTCACATGCTCTTGTGCGGCACAGGCACTGCGCATTTCAGCAGTCTAGCACTATATACCAGAAGTTTAATG